ATATGTAAAGCGCCTAAATACACAGGTCAAGAATGGATGGTATATGAGGACTTAGTGAAAGTCAGACGTAAAAGAAAAAGAGAAATGAAGTGATCTAATGCAACAACAAGCATATATAAACGCAACAATTGATATAAGAATACCTACAGAAGTTGAATATCAGCATTACGATGATGTGGATAAAGAAAAAGATACGCTGGCAAAGCGCTTAGATGACAATCCGGACGAATTACTAAAGTATGACAACATAACAATAAGACATGCATATATAGAGGTGGAATAAATGAAGTTGAACGAAGTATTCGCAACTAATTTAAGGGTAATCATGGCTAGAGATAACGTAAGTGTCCAAGATTTGCACAATGAAACTGGCGTATCAAGATCAACTATTAGTGGATATAAAAACGGAAAAGCTGAGATGGTTAACTTAAATGTATTAGATAAATTGGCAGATGCTCTAGGTGTTAATGTAAGTGAACTATTTACTAGAAATCACAACACGCACAAATTAGAGGATTGGATTAAAAAAGTAAATGTATAGAGGTGGAATAAATGGCAAAAATTACCAAAGAAACAAAAACTGTAAGTGACGGTTATTCAAGAGAAGACCGCGAAACGACATTGAACTATGATTACGAAAACCAACAATGGATTGCTTACTCATCGGTACCGACACATATTACTAGAATGACAAAGTTGTACGGCGATGATGTAGAGGTATTGGAACGATTAGAATCTGGGACTGCGGTATTGGTTAGGGCGAAACTACCTAAAAGCGCAATAGGTTTTAGAAAATTAATGTCTGAAGAGCGACGACAAGAATTATCTGAGAGAGCAAAAAGAGCTTTTGGTCATTAGTGCTCGTGAATATAGGGCGAAAAACGACCAAAAAGACACACTAATACTTTTTAGGATAAATAACATCCGGAGAAAAAAACATGAGCTTTAAAAATTTTAACACAGGATAAATACAGAGGTGGAATAAATGAGTATCGTAAAGATTAACGGTAAACCATATAAATTTACCGAACATGAAAATGAATTGATAAAAAAGAATGGTTTAACTCCAGGAATGGTTGCAAAAAGAGTACGAGGTGGCTGGGCGTTGTTAGAAGCCTTACATGCACCTTATGGTATGCGCTTAGCTGAGTATAAAGAAATTGTGTTATCCAAAATCATGGAGCGAGAGAGCAAAGAACGTGAAATGGCTAGGCAACGACGTAAAGAGGCTGAGCTAAGAAGAAAGAAGCCACATTTGTTTAATGTGCCACAAGTGCATCCAAGAGGACGTTATGCGTGCTACCTGATGGAAAACGACATATTCGTGAAAGTTAAGAAGTAGATCATGACAGATAATGCACGCAAAGAATACTTAAACCAATTTTTCGGCTCTAAGAGATATCTGTATCAGGATAACGAGCGAGTGGCACATATCCATGTAGTAAATGGCACTTATTACTTTCACGGGCATATCGTGCCAGGTTGGCAAGGCGTGAAAAAGACATTTGATACATCGAAAGAGCTTGAAACATATATAAAGCAACATGGTTTGGAATACGAGGAGCAGAAGCAACCAACTTTATTTTAGAGGAGATGGAAATGATGAATAATCGCGAACAAATTGAACAATCAATTATCAGTGCTAGTGCCTATAACGGTAATGACACAGAGGGATTACTAAAAGAGGTTGAAGACGTGTATAAGAAAGTGCAAGCGTTTGATGAAATACTTGAGGGTTTACCTAATGCTATGCAAGATGCACTCAAAGAAGATATTGGTCTTGATGAAGCAGTAGGGATTATGACGGGGCAAGTTGTCTATAAATATGAGGAGGAACAGGAAAATGACTAACACATTAACAATTGATCAGTTACAAGAGTTATTACAAATACAAAAGGAGTTCGACGATAGAATACCAACTAGAAATTTAAATGACACAGTAGCTAGTATGATTATTGAATTTGCGGAGTGGGTTAACACACTTGAGTTTTTTAAAAATTGGAAGAAACAACCAGGTAAGCCATTAGATACACAATTAGATGAGATTGCTGATTACTTAGCTTTCAGTTTGCAATTAACTTTGACTATTGTTGATGAAGAAGATTTGGAAGAAACTACTGAGGTTATGGTTGATTTGATTGAAAATGAAGTTACTTTACCTAAACTACATTCAGTTTATTTTGTTCATGTAATGCATACACTAACAGAACAATTTGTAAAAGGTATTGATAATAGTATTGTACAAGTTTTAATAATGCCTTTTTTGTACGCCAATACTTACTATACAATCGACCAACTCATTGACGCATACAAAAAGAAAATGAAAAGGAACCACGAAAGACAAGATGGAACAGCAGACGCAGGAAAAGGATACGTGTAAAGACATCTTAGATCGAGTCAAGGAGGTTTTGGGGAAGTGAATTACATCATTACATTAGTTCTAATATTTGTATTCATAGTTATATTTAACAATTTACTCAACAAATATATGGTTTTGTACAAAGAATTAGATTTATTTACATGCAGAATTGGAATGTTATTGGTCTTAATCGTTCTAGTAGATTTTGCAAAACAACAAAATATGTTGGCTACATTGAGTATTTTACTAATACTTTTATTCATAGAAAAACTTAGAATCATTCAAAGGAGCGATAAGAAGTGACGCAATATAAAATAAGCTATTTTAACAGTTACTATAAATTGTATCTGTACTTAACCGTAAGAAGTGTAATTATAAAAGTAATTCTTATTTTTAAAAATATATTAAAAAGGTTTGCAAGTAACGTGCAAGTAACGCGCAAATAACATGCAAGTGAAAGAGGTGTCGAGTAAGTGACACAATATTTAATCACAACATTTAAAGATTCAACAGGACGTAAGCATACACACATAACTAAAGCTAAGAGCAATCAAAGGTTTACAGTTGTTGAGGCAGAGAGTAAAGAAAAAGCAAAAGAGAAGTACGAAGTACAAGTTAAAAGAGATGCAGTTATTAAATTAGGTCAGTTGTTTGAAAATATAAGGGAGTGTGGGAAATGACGGATGTTAAAATTAAAACTATTTCAGGTGGAGTTTATTTTGTAAAAACAGCTGAACCTTTTGAAAAATATGTTGAAAGAATGACGAGTTTTAATGGTTATATTTACGCAAGTACTATAATCAAGCAACCAACGTATATTAAAACAGATACGATTGAATCAATCACACTTATTGAGGAGCGTGGGAAATGAATCAGCTGAGAATTTTATTACATGACGGTAGTAGTTTGATATTACATGAAGATGAATTATTTAACGAAATAGCATTTGTTTTGGATGATTTTAGAAATGATGATGACTATTTAACGATAGAAAAAGATTATGGCAGAGAACTTGTATTGAACAAAGGTTATATAGTTGGGATTAATGTTGAGGAGGCAGACGATGACTAAACAAATATTAAGACTATTATTCTTACTAGCGATGTATGAGCTAGGTAAGTATGTAACGGAGCAAGTATATATTATGATGACGGCTAATGATGATGTAGAGGCGCCGAGTGACTTCGCAAAGTTGAGCGATCAGTCTGATTTGATGAGGGCGGAGGTGACAGAGTAGATGATGTGGTTAGTCATAGCAATTATATTACTAGTCATCTTATTGTTTGGTGTGATGTTGCAAGCTGAACAGTTAAAAGGTGAAGTGAAAGTTAAAGAGCGAGAGATAGAGATATTAAGAAGTAGATTGAGACATTTTGAAGATTAACGGGGGTTAAACAAATGAGTTTGAGAAAATCAACGCAAAGATACTTGGAAAGCGAATTAAGTAATTACAATTACTTCGATAAAGATATAGCGCGTGTAAGAGATGAAGTTTTAAACCCGTGGAGTCAACAAGATACTAATATCGGTGGAGATAGGGTTCAAAGTAATGTAAGTGTAACCGAAATAAAAGCTATTAGGGTCGTTAACGATAGAAGATTATCACAATTAGCTAGAATGAAGTCGGCTATAGAGGTTGTGTATAATCACAGCACTGTAGAGACTCAAAAACTTATGGAACTTTATTATTTCAAAAAACCTAGAACATTAAATCTAACTGGTGTGGCACAAGAAATAAATGTAAGTAAATCTACCGCTTATGATATGAGGAAAGATATACTAGTTAGGTTAGCAGATGAATTAGGAATAATACATTAAGTTTGGAAAAAGTCTGGAAAAATAACGTCACTTTCGGTGTTAATATGATAGCGTAAGATATTGACTATCTTACTGCGTTTCCCTTATCGCAATTAGGAATAAAGGATCTATGTGGGTTGGCTGATTATAGCCAATCCCTTTTTTAATTTTAAAAAGCGTATAGCGCGAGAGTTGGTGGTAAATGAAATGAACAAATTAACTAAAAAGCAACGTTTGTTTGTAGAAGTATATACAATACCCGGTACTGAATGTTATGGCAATGCTACTAAGTCAGCTGTGCATGCTGGATATAGCGAAAAGACGGCGTACTCACAAGGTCAGCGTATGTTGAAGAATGTTGAAATTCAGAATTATATCAAGGAGGTTGAAACAAAACTCTTTGATGAGAATATTATGTCAGGTAAAGAAGTGTTGTATAGGTTAACTAGAACGGCTAGAGGTGAACACACGGAAGTTGAAGCTGTCGTAACAAAAACTGGAGACTATAAAGAGAATCCGGATACTGGCAAAATGCAATTAGTATACGATGAACACATACAACTTGTTACTAAGTCACCTAAAATAAGTGACCAAAACAAAGCCTTAGAGATGTTAGGTAGACATCACAAATTATTTACAGACAAACAAGAAGTCGACCACAAAATACCGATGTTTGTTGATAATATTCCGGAAGATGATTAGTCATGTATGAAATACTTGATCTAAAAAATAAAATCGGTGGTGGCTACAATAAGTTTTGGCACAACAAAAACTTTTACCGCGTTGTTAAAGGTTCAAGGGGTAGCAAGAAAAGTAAAACTACCGCTATTAATCTCATTTATCGAATAATGAAATATGATTGGGCAAATATACTTGTAGTCAGAAGATTTAGCAACACTAACAAACAATCAACGTATACAGATTTAAAGTGGGCAACTAACCAATTAGGCGTTGCTCACTTATTTAAATTCAACGAAAGTTTGCCGGAAATAACGTATAAACCTACTGGACAAAAAATACTGTTTAGAGGTTTAGACGACCCATTGAAAATAACATCGATTACTGTTGATACAGGCATTTTGTGTTGGGCTTGGTTTGAAGAGGCTTATCAAATAGAAACATTCGCTAAGTTTAGCACTGTTGTTGAGTCAATACGTGGTAGCTACGATAGTCCGGAATTTTTCAAGCAAATCACAGTCACTTTTAACCCGTGGTCGGAAAGACATTGGTTGAAGCCTACATTTTTTGATGAAGAAACAAAAATAAACAACACTTTTTCAGATACAACAACTTATAGAGTTAATGAATGGCTAGACAAAGTTGATATTGAACGATATGAAGATTTGTATATAAAGAATCCTAGACGTGCAAGAATCGTTTGCGATGGAGATTGGGGCGTTGCAGAAGGGCTTGTATTCGATAATTTTAAAGTGGAAGACTTTGATTGGTTTGTGGAGTTTAAAAGAACTCAAGAAATAACTCATGGAATGGATTTTGGATTTAGTCAAGACCCTACAACAGTTGTTAGTACGGTTGTCGATTTAAAAAACAAAAAGTTATTCATCTATGATGAACACTATGAAAAAGCGATGCTAACTGATGATATAAAACAAATGCTTATTAAAAAAGGATTAGATGATGTAGATATTGCAGCCGATTATGGTGCTGGCGGAGATAGAGTGATCAGTGAATTGAAATCTAAAGGGATTAAAGGTATAAGAAAAGCATTGAAAGGCGCTAATACTATTTTACCAGGCATTCAATTCATTCAAGGCTTTGAAGTTATTATACATCCATCATGTGAACATGCTATTGAAGAGTTCAACACTTATACATTTGACCAAGATAATGACGGTAAGTGGTTGAACAAGCCTATAGATGCTAATAACCATATTATCGATGCATTGCGTTATAGTCTTGAGAAATATCATATCGTACGTAAAAAACGTAAAAAGAATATAGAAAGCAAAACAAAAGTAATTAAATCTCTAGGATTATAGGAGGGAACAAATGTTAAAAGTAAACGAATTTGAAACGGATACAGATCTACGGGAAAACAGAAACTACTTATTTAATGATGAAGCTAATGTTGTTTACACGTATGACGGGACAGAATCTGATTTATTGCAAAACGTTAATGAAGTGAGTAAATACATTAAACATCACATGGATTACCAACGTCCTAGATTAAAAGTGTTAAGTGATTATTACGAAGGTAAAACTAAGAATCTAGTTGAGTTAACACGACGCAAAGAAGAGTACATGTCAGACAACCGTGTTGCCCATGATTACGCATCTTATATTAGTGATTTCATCAATGGTTATTTCTTGGGTAATCCAATTCAATATCAAGATGATGACAAAGAAGTATTAGAAGCTATTGAAGCGTTCAATGATTTGAATGATGTTGAGTCGCACAATAGATCTCTAGGATTAGACTTATCAATTTACGGCAAAGCTTATGAGTTAATGATTAGAAATCAAGATGATGAAACTCGTTTGTACAAGAGTGATGCGATGAGCACTTTTGTCATATACGACAATACAATTGAACGTAATAGTATCGCAGGTGTTAGATATTTAAGAACTAAACCAATAGACAAGACTGACGAAGACGAAGTGTTTGCAGTTGATTTATTCACTTCGCACGGTGTTTATAGATATCTTACTAGTAGGGCAAATGATTGGAAGTTGACAGCACGTGAAAACAGTTTTGAATCCCACTCATTTGAACGCATGCCTATTACAGAATTCAGCAATAACGAAAGAAGAAAAGGGGATTATGAGAAAGTAATCACTTTAATCGATTTGTATGATAATGCTGAATCAGATACAGCTAACTATATGAGTGATTTAAATGACGCTATGTTACTTATTAAAGGTAATTTAAATTTAGATCCCGTAGAAGTTAGAAAACAAAAGGAAGCTAACGTGTTGTTTTTAGAACCGACTGTTTACGCTGATAGCGAAGGTAGAGAAACAGAAGGCTCTGTTGATGGCGGTTATATCTATAAACAATACGATGTGCAAGGTACAGAAGCTTATAAAGACCGTTTAAACAGTGATATACACATGTTCACCAACACACCTAACATGAAAGATGATAATTTCAGCGGCACTCAATCGGGCGAGGCAATGAAATACAAATTATTCGGATTAGAACAACGTACTAAAACTAAAGAAGGATTGTTCACTAAAGGACTAAGACGTCGTGCTAAGTTGTTAGAGACAATACTAAAAAATACACGGTCAATTGACGTAAGCAAAGATTTTAATACTGTTAGATACGTATACAACAGAAACTTACCTAAGTCGTTAATTGAAGAATTAAAGGCTTATATTGATTCTGGTGGGAAGATTAGTCAAACAACTTTAATGTCTCTATTCTCTTTCTTCCAAGACCCTGAATTAGAAGTTAAGAAAATCGAAGAAGACGAGAAAGAATCTATTAAAAAAGCTCAAAAAAATATGTATCAAGACCCTAGAAACATCAATGACGATGAACAAGACGATAGCACAAAAGATTCTATCGATAAAAAGGAATGATTGTAATTGCCTAACAAAAACACTCAAGAATATTGGGAAGAACGCGGACGCAAAGCAATCGAGAATGAGTTGAAGCGGGATAAAAGTAAAGCTGAAGAAATAGAACGTATATTGAATATGATGATTAAGCGCATTGAAAAAGAAATCAATGCGTTTATTGTTAAGTACGGAGATTTTGCAGGCGTTACATTACAAGAAGCAAAAAAGATTATCGATGAGTTCGATGTAAAAGCATTTCAAGAAGAAGCAAAAAGATTGGTTGAAAACAAAGACTTTAGCGAAAGAGCAAACGAAGAATTAAAGAAGTATAACACTAAGATGTATGTATCTAGAGAACAGATGTTAAAGATTCAAATCGAATTCCTAATCGCTTATGCAACAGCTCAAACAGAATTATCGATGAGGCAATATTTCGAATCAACAGCTTATCGTGTGTTCAGTGATCAAGCAGGTATTTTAGGTGAAGGTGTACAAGTAGCTAAAGAAGTTATAGATACAATTATAGATACACAATTTCATGGTGTCGTTTGGTCAGAGCGATTATGGACTAATACCGAAGCAATGAAGCAAGAAATAGAAGAAATAATTGCCAATGTAGTTATTAGAGGTCGACATCCTAACGAATACGTTAAAGATATGCGTAAGCACCTAAATAAATTCGAAGGCACAGCACGACAAAAGACCGCAGCAATCAAATCATTGCTTTATACAGAATCAGCACGTGTTCACGCACAATCAAGTATTGACAGTATGAAAGAAATCTCTCCAGAAGGATATTATATGTATATTGCAAAAATCGATAATAGAACAACTAAAGTATGTAAAGGGCTTAATGGAGAAGTATTCAAAGTTAAAGACGCTAAAATTGGTGTTAATTTCTACCCTATGCATATCAATTGTCGTTCAGATTGCGCTTTATTACCTAAATCCATGTGGCCGAAAAAACAGAACAAGAAACGAAAAACAAAATACTTTGGAGGGAAAGTGAAAAGCGGTGATTGATTTGAAAGTGAAGGTTTTTAGAGGCAAAAAAGGTAAGTTAGCTTTGTATGACAGTGAATTAAAAATTTGGAGGATACTAATATGAGCAATACTGACAAATACCTTAGAGACATAGCAAGAGAGTTGAAAGGTATACGTAAAGAGTTACAAAAGCGGAATGAGATGATTGAAGATAACAATCAAAAATTAGAAGAAAGTTTGGGAAAACTTTTTACTGAATTAACAGGTAGTAATATGGAAATTAAACTTCAGTAGCTAGCACTTAATTGTGTTGGCTTTTTTATGTCCAAACCATGCTTATGACAATAAAAGGTGCAAGCGTTACAGCCCGAACCATGTATGGCTTAAAACTAATCAAGAGTAAATAAATGAGGTGTAAAAACTATGGATATCCAAGAGAAGTTAAAACTCAAATTACAGTTTTTTGCTGAAGAATCAGATGGAGATAATGGAAAATCAAAAGATAACAACAATGATGAAGGCAAAGACAAACAAGACAAAAAGACTAATTCAGAAGAAGAAATCGAAAAAAGACTACAAGAAGAATATAACAAGCGTCTTAAAGAAGAATTAAGTCGTCGTATGAAGCAGAAAGAAAAAGAGAAACAAGAAGCTGTTGATGAAGCTAAACGATTAGCAAAAATGAACAAAGATCAAATCGCTGAATATGAACGCGAACAAATGGAAAAAGAGTTGGAACAACTACGTTCAGAAAAACAATTAAATGAAATGCGTTCAGAAGCACGAAAAATGTTGAGTGAAGCGGAAGTTGATTCATCAGATGAGGTTGTCAATTTGGTTGTAACTGACACTGCTGAACAAACCAAATCGAACGTTGAAGCTTTTTCTAATGCAGTAAAAAAAGCGGTTAATGAAGCGGTTAAGGTTAACGCTAGACAATCGCCATTGACTGGTGGAGATTCATTTAATCACTCGACTAAAAATAAACCGCAAAACTTAGCTGAAATAGCTAGACAAAAAAGAATTATTAAAAATTAACGGAGGCATTTAAATGGAACAAACACAAAAATTAAAATTAAATTTGCAACATTTTGCGAGTAACAATGTTAAACCGCAAGTATTTAACCCTGATAATGTAATGATGCACGAAAAGAAAGATGGCACGTTGATGAATGAATTCACAACGCCCATCTTACAAGAGGTTATGGAAAACTCTAAAATTATGCAATTAGGTAAGTACGAACCAATGGAAGGTACTGAGAAGAAGTTTACTTTTTGGGCTGATAAACCAGGTGCTTACTGGGTAGGTGAAGGTCAAAAAATCGAAACATCTAAAGCTACATGGGTTAATGCTACTATTAGAGCGTTTAAATTAGGGGTTATCTTACCTGTAACAAAAGAATTTTTGAATTACACTTATTCACAATTCTTTGAAGAAATGAAGCCTATGATTGCTGAAGCATTCTATAAAAAGTTTGATGAAGCGGGTATTTTGAATCAAGGTAACAATCCATTCGGTAAATCAATTGCACAATCAATTGAAAAAACTAATAAGGTTATTAAAGGTGACTTCACACAAGATAACATTATTGATTTAGAGGCATTACTTGAAGATGACGAATTAGAAGCAAATGCGTTTATCTCAAAAACACAAAACAGAAGCTTGTTACGTAAAATTGTAGATCCTGAAACGAAAGAACGTATTTATGACCGTAACAGTGATACGTTAGATGGTCTACCTGTGGTTAACCTTAAATCAAGCAACTTAAAACGTGGTGAGTTAATCACTGGTGATTTCGATAAGTTGATTTACGGTATCCCTCAATTAATTGAATACAAAATCGATGAAACTGCACAATTATCTACAGTCAAAAATGAAGATGGAACACCTGTAAACTTGTTTGAACAAGACATGGTGGCATTACGTGCAACTATGCATGTAGCATTGCATATCGCTGATGATAAAGCGTTTGCTAAGTTAGTTCCTGCTGATGCAAAACCATCTTCAAATCCAGGAGAAGTTTAATAAATAATTAGGAGTGGTAACATGCCCGAAATCATTGGAATTGTTAAAGTAGATTTTACAGATTTAGAAGATAACAGACATGTCTATATGAAAGGGCATGTCTACCCTCGAAAAGGTTATGATCCTACAGATGAACGTATCAAAGCTTTAGCTAGTGTTGAAAATAAACGCAACGAACAAATGATTTACATTGTAAATGACAAATTAACCAAAAAAGAACTTGTCGAAATAGCAAGTGTTGCTGGCTTACAAGTTGATGAAAAACAAACAAAAGCTGAAATTATCAACACTTTTGAGTCACTAGAGTAGGTGGTTATATGACTACGCTAACTGATGTAAAAAAACGTATTGGTCTTAAAGATGAAAAGCAAGATGAACAATTAGAGGAAATTATAAAAAGTTGTGAAAGCCAGTTGTTATCAATGTTACCTATTGAAGTTGAACAAATACCGGAAAGGTTTAGTTACATGATTAAAGAAGTTGCAGTTAAACGCTACAACAGGATTGGTGCTGAAGGTATGACATCAGAAGCGGTTGACGGACGTAGCAATGCGTATGAATTGAACGATTTCAAGGAGTATGAAGCTATTATTGATAATTACTTTAATGCTAGAACGAGAACTAAAAAAGGAAGGGCTGTGTTCTTTTGAGATATGAAGATAGAGTTATTTTTCAATTAGAACAAGTAGCAACTTACAATCCTAAAACTAGCAAAAAAGAAAACACTCTAATCACTTATGATGCGATACCATGCAATATTAATCCTATTTCTAGAGCAAGAAAGCAACTTGAATTCGGCGATGTAAAAAACGATGTAAGTGTCCTGAGGATAAAAGAATCAATATCTTACCCTGTTAGCCACGTGTTAATTAATGGTATTCGCTACAAGATAATTGATACAAAGACATACAGACACGAAACGTCATATTATATCGAAGAGGTCAATTGATGAATATAGACGGATTAGACGCACTGTTAAACCAATTTCACGATATGAAAAACAACATCGATGATGATGTAGATGATACTTTACAAGAAAAAGCCAAAGAATATGTAGTACGAGCTAAATTGAAAGCTAGAGAAGTAATGAATAAGGGTTATTGGACTGGTAATTTATCACGCAATATCAGATATAAAAAAACTGGCGATTTGCAATACACTATCACATCGCATGCAGCTTATAGTGGTTTCTTAGAGTTTGGTACTCGATACATGGAGGCAGAACCTTTTATGTGGCCAGTATATGAGGTAATAAGAAAATCAACTGTAGAAGAATTGAAAGCGTTGTTTGAATAGGAGATAAAAGCATGACACCGAACTTACAACTTTATAATAAAGCGTATGAAACGCTACAAGGATATGGATTCCCTGTTATTTCTCGTAAAGAGATGCAACAAGAGATTCCGTATCCTTTTTTTGTAATAAAAATGCCGGAGTCAAACAGAAGTAAATACACGTTTGATAGTTATTCTGGTGACACGAATTTAGTTATTGATATTTGGAGTGTAAGTGATGATTTAGGACATCATGACGGACTTGTTAAAAGATGTATTGATGATTTAACACCTAGCGTTAAAACAAACGATTATGACTTTGAAGAAGATGATACTAACATCACACAGTTAGTTGATGATACTACCAATCAAGAATTGCTACACACATCAGTAACGATATCTTACAAAACATTTTAAAAAACGGAGGAATATTGAATGGCAAATATGAAAAATAGTAATGATCGTATTATTTTATTTAGAAAAGCTGGCGAAAAAGTAGATGCTACTAAAATGCTTTTTTTAACTGAATACGGCTTATCACATGAAGCTGATACAGATACAGAGGATACAATGGACGGTTCTTATAACACTGGTGGTTCTGTTGAGTCAACAATGTCTGGTACTGCTAAAATGTTTTATGGTGACGATTTTGCAGATGAAATTGAAGATGCAGTTGTAGATCGCGTATTGTATGAAGCTTGGGAAGTTGAAAGTAGAATACCAGGCAAAAATGGGGATTCCGCTAAATTTAAAGCGAAATATTTCCAAGGTTTCCACAATAAATTTGAATTAAAAGCAGAAGCTAACGGTATTGATGAATATGAATATGAATATGGAGTGAATGGTCGTTTCCAACGTGGATTTGCAACACTACCTGAGGCTGTAACAAAGAAACTTAAGGCGACTGGATACAGATTCCACGACACTACAAAAGCAGATGCATTAACTGGCGAAGATTTAACAGCAATTCCACAACCTAAAGTAGATTCACCACCGGTTGCACCAAGAGAGGTATAAAAATAGGGCGTTAAGCCCTTTTTATTTTGTTTAAATTAATTATGAATGGAGATTTTAAGTTATGAATGTAGAAATTAACGGAAAGTCATTAGAATTAAGTTTTGGTTTTAAATTTTTAAGAGAAATCGATAACCGATTAGGTTTAAAAGTTGAACAAGCTTCTATCGGTCAAGGTGTATCAATGTTGCCTGTAGGTTTAGAAAGTGGAAATCCGGTTGTGATTGGCGAAGTTTTAATCGCAGCTACATCTCACTTAAAAAAACAAGCAATTACTATTAATAACATTGATGAAGCATTAGATGAAATCGCAGAAAATATCGGACTAGAAGAATTCGGTTCGGATATTTTAACGGAGTTGGGAAAGCGACCTATGACCCGAAACCTAGTCGAAGTAGTGGAAACGGAAGAAAAACCAGCGGAAGCCTAATAACTTACGACAGAATCGTTATAACTTGTATGTCAACACTTGGTATTACAGATTTGAACGTTATTGAGCAAATGACATTAACAGAATATAACTATCGAATGTATGCGAAAGAGTATGAAATGCTAACCCAAGAATTCGAACGTTACAAACTTGCGTTTGCTATTCGTGATGCTGCAGCTACTAAAAATGTTGGGACAGAAAATAAACCTAAAGAGGAATATGTTTTTAACAATGCAAACGACGTATTGCCTTATGAAGAAAATATCCAACGGCTTAACGAAGGTAAAGATATAAGATTTAGTAGCGAACGTGATGAATACGAACCACAAAATAATGAATTCTTTAAAGTTATAGCAGAATTTAACAAGCAATAGAAAGAGAGGTGTTAATGTGACGGAATATAAAATTAAAGCGACTATTGAAGCTAGTGTAGCCAAATTCAAAAGGCAAATCGATAGTGCGGTTAAGTCTGTGCAAAGATTTAAACGAGTAGCAGATCAAACTAAAGATGTCGAATTAAATGCTGATGATAAAAAATTACAAAAAACTATCAAAGTTGCTAAAAAGTCTTTAGATGCCTTTAGTAACAAAAAAGTAAAAGCTAAATTAGATGCTAGTATACAAGACTTGCAACAAAAGGTACTAGAATCGAATTTTGAACTAGACAAACTAAACTCTAAAGAAGTTACTCCAGAGATTAAATTACAAAAACAAAAATTGACTAAAGATATCGCTGAAGCAGAAGCTAAGTTATCCGAACTGGAAAAGAAACGTGTCAATATTGACGTCAATGCAGATAACAGTAAATTCAATCGAGTGTTAAAAGTATCTAAAGCTAGTCTTGAAGCATTAAATAGGTCTAAAGCTAAAGCTATTATAGATGTGGACAATGGTGTTGCTAACTCTAAAATCAAACGCACTAAAGAAGAGCTTAAAAGTATTCCAAACAAAACTAGATCTCGACTAGATGTAGATACAGGGCTTTCTATACCAACTATTTATGCGTTTAAAAAATCATTAGACGCATTGCCAAACAAAAAAACAACAAAGGTAGATGTCGATACTAATGGTTTAAAGAAAGCTTATGCCTACATAATAAAAGCAAACGACAATTTCCAAAGACAGATGGGGAATTTAGCTAATATGTTTCGTGTGTTCGGCACTGTAGGTTCTAATATGGTTGGTGGATTACTTACATCATCTTTTAGTATCTTAATACCTGTAATAGCGAGCGTAGTACCTGTAGTATTTGCGCTATTAAACGCTATCAAAGTGTTAACTGGTGGTGTACTTGCTTTAGGTGGTGCGGTAGCAATAGCCGGCGCTGGCTTTGTAGCATTTGGCGCAATGGCTATCAGCGCTATAAAGATGCTTAATGATGGCACTTTACAAGCTAGCTCAGCAACAAACGAATACAAAAAAGCTTTAGATGGCGTAAAGTCAGCATGGACTGATATTATAAAGCAAAATCAATCCGCTATCTTCACAACTCTTGCAAATGGTTTAAATACTGTTAAAACAGCAATGCAGAGCTTACAACCGTTTTTTAGTGGTATTTCAAGAGGGATGGAAGAGGCGTCTCAAAGTGTACTTAAATGGGCTCAAAATAGCGGTGTAGCATCAAGGTTCTTCAACATGATAAATACAACTGGTGTTTCGGTATTTAACAAGCTATTAAGTGCTGCAGGAGGTTTCGGTGACGGATTAGTCAATGTGTTCACACAATTAGCACCACTGTTTCAATGGTCGGCTGATTGGTTGGATAGATTAGGTCAATCATTCTCTAATTGGGCTAATAGTGCAGCTGGAGAAAATTCGATAACTCGTTTTATTGAATACACAAAAACAAACTTACCTATCATTGGTAATATTTTCAAAAATGTTTTCGTTGGAATTAACAATTTGATGAATGCATTCAGTGGATCATCAACTGGCATATTCCAATCTCTTGAACAAATGACGGCTAAGTTTAGAGAATGGTCTGAACAAGTCGGTCAATCTCAAGGTTTTAAAGACTTTGTCAGTTATATACAAACAAATGGACCACTAATAATGCAATTGATTGGAAACATCGTAAGAGGATTAGTTGCATTCGCAACAGCGATGGCTCCTATAGCTAGTGCAGTATTACGCGTTGCAGTAGCAATAACTGGTTGGATAGCTAACTTGTTTGAGGCGCATCCGGCTACAGCACAATTAGTTGGCGTCATTATAACTTTAGTTGGTGCATTTAGATTTTTAATACCGATTATTCTTGCTGTATCTAACTTTATGGGTGGCGGATTAATAGGTAGAATCATTGCGTTAGTAAGTAAGTTCGGTTTATTAAGAGCGGGATTAACAATTTTAAAAGGTGCGTTCATGTTATTAAAAGGACCATTAAAAATTATATCAGTTATATTCCAATTGTTATTCGGTAAGATTGGATTAATTAGAAATGCTATCACAGGACTAGTAACTGTGTTTGGTATTTTAGGTGGTCCAATAACAATAGTAATTGGTGTAATCGCTGCTTTAATAGCTATATTCGTTTTATTGTGGAATAAAAATGAAGGATTCAGAAACTTTATTATAAATGCTTGGAATGCGATAAAAACATTTATGGTTACAGTTTGGAATGTGTTGAAAACTGTAGCTTCGGTTGTATGGAATGCTATTTTAAAAGCTATCACTACAGCAGTATCAAATGTATACAATTTTATAATGATTATTTGGAATCAAATAGTTGCTTATTTGCAAGGGTTATGGAATGGAATTATCGCTATTGCAACAACGGTATGGAACCTTTTAGTTACAATCATCACAACTGTTTTCACGACGATAATGACAATAGTTATGACGATATGGACAGCTATTTGGACATTCTTAAGTACAATCTGGAACACGATAATTACAATCGCTACTACGATTTGGAATTTGTTAGTCACTGTAATAACTACAGTATTTACCACAATTATGACTATCGCAATGACAATTTGGAACGCTATTTGGACGTTCTTACAAACGTTGTGGAACACTATAGTTACTGTGGCAACTAAGGTTTGGAACTCTATCACTACAGCTATATCTACTGCGTTACAAGCGGCATGGAGTTTTATTTCTAATATATGGAATACGATTTGGAGTTTCTTATCTAGTATATTAACGACAATTTGGAATAAAGTTGTAAGCATATTCACACAAGTTGTATCAACTATATCAGACAAAATGTCTCAAGCTTGGAACTTCATTGTCACTAAAGGTATGCAATGGGTATCTACTATAACAAGTACGCTAATTAACTTTGTTAATAGAGTTATTCAAGGATTCGTTAATGTTGTAAACAAAGTTAGTCAAGGTATGACAAATGCAGTAAATAAAGTTAAAAGCTTTGTGGATGACTTTGTATCAGCAGGTGCTGATATGATCCGTGGTTTGATGAGAGGTATTGGTAATATGGCTAGAGACTTAGCTGAAAAAGCAGCTAGTGTAGCAAAAGGTGCTTTAAATGCAGCCAAAAGAGCGCTAGGTATTCACTCACCTTCACGTGAATTCATGGATGTTGGTATGTATTCAATGCTAGGTTTCGTTAAAGGTATAGATAATCATTCAAGTAAAGTTATCCGTAATGTTTCTAATGTTGCAGATAAAGTAGTTGATGCATTTCAACCTACATTAAACGCACCTGACATTTCTAGTATTACAGGAAACTTAAGTAATTTAGGTGGAAATATAAATGCGCAAGTACAACACACACATTCTATTGAAACATCACCGAACATGAAAACTGTTAAAGTTGAATTCGATGTCAATAACGATGCGCTTACTAGTATTGTTAACGGCAGAAATGCTAAACGCAATTCTGAGTATTACTTATAAAGGAGGTTACAAATGGACATAGAATTAACAAAAAAAGATGGTACTGTAATCAAATTAAGTGAATACGGGTTTATCGTTAACGATATAGTAATTGATAGCATGCAAATCAACACAAAGTATCAAGACAAAGAAAATATGAACGGTCGTATATTAATGGGGAGCAATTATATCAGTAGAGATATAGTTGTTCCTTGTTTTTGTAAAGTTAAAAATCGTTCAGACATTGCTTATATGCGAGATATGTTGTATTCGTTAACGACAGACATAGAACCTATGTATTTGCGAGAAATCAGAAGAAAAGAAGAGTTGAATTACAGGTTTACTCAACCAACTTCTGATGATTACGTGAAATTAGATAAAAACAACTTCCCGGATTACGAATATTCAAGACACGATCAACAAATTTATGTAAATGGTAAACAGTATAAAGTTATTTTTAACGGAGTTATAACCCCTAAACAAAAAGGTAATAAAGTTTCTTTTGAACTAAAATTCGAAACTACAGAATTACCATACGGTGAAAGTATTGGAACAAGCCTAGAGTTAGAAGAAAACAAAAAGGTTGGATTGTGGTCGTTTGATTTTAATATTGATTGGCATGCAGGCGGAGACAAAAGAAAGTATACATTTGAAAATTTGAGCAAAGGTACAGTTTACTATCATGGTAGTGCTCCTAACGACCAATTCAACATGTATAAAAAGATAACAATTATTTTAGGCGAAGATACAGAATCGTTTGTATGGAATTTAACGCATGCTGAAATAATGAAAATTGAGGGGATTAAACTAAAAGCTGGAGACAAAATTGTTTATGATAGCTTTCGAGTTTATAAAAACGGTGTCGAAATAAGCACTGAAACGAACATAGCCCAACCAAAATTTAAATACGGAGCTAATAAATTTGAGTTTAATCAAACAGTTCAAAAAGTTCAGTTTGATTTGAAATTTTATTATAAGTAGGTGTCAGAATGACAATAATTGTAAGACCACCTAAAGGTAATGGCGCACCTGTACCAGTAGAAACAACTTTAGTGAAAAAAGTTAATGCTGACGGTGTATTAACTTTTGATATTCTCGAAAACAAATACACTTATGAAGTTATTAACGCTATAGGGAAAAGATGGATTGTTAGTCATGTCGAAGGTGAAAACGACAAGAAAGAATATGTAATAACTGTCATTGATAGGAAATCAGAAGGCGACAGACAACTGGTTGAATGTACTGCTAGAGAGATTCCCATAGACAAGTTAATGATTGATAGAATTTATGTTAATGTAACAGGATCTTTTACAGTAGAAAGATATTTTAACATTGTGTTTCAAGGTACTGGAATGCTTTTTGAAGTCGAGGGCAAAGTTAAATCTTCAAAGTTTGAAAACGGCGGTGAAGGCGACACAAGGTTAGAAATGTTAAAAAAAGGTTTGGAACATTTTGGATTAGAATATAAGATCACATATGACAAAAAGAAAGACAGATATAAGTTTGTATTGACGCCTTTTGCAAATCAAAAAGCGTCTTATTTTATTTCTGACGAAGTCAACGCCAACGCTATAAAACTCGAGGAAGATGCAAGTGATTTCGCCACCTTCATTAGAGGATATGGTAATTATTCAGGAGAAGAAACATTCGAACACGCTGGGCTCGTAATGGAAGCTAGAAGTGCATTAGCTGAAATATACGGCGACATCCACGCAGAACCATTTAAAGATGGTAAAGTGACTGACCAAGAAACTATGGATAAAGAATTACAATCGAGATTGAAAAAGTCGTTAAAACAATCTTTGTCTTTGGACTTTTTGGTGTTAAGAGAATCATATCCAGAAGCAGACCCACAACCCGGAGACATAGTACAAATAAAATCTACCAAACTAGGTTTGAATGATTTAGTCCGTATAGTACAAGTTAAAACGATTAGGGGTATAAACAATGTAATTGTTAAGCAAGATGTAACGCTTGGTGAGTTTAATCGAGAACAACGATATATGAAAAAAGTTAATACTGCAGCTAACTATGTTTCTGGATTAAATGATGTTAACCTTTCTAATCCTAGTAAAGCGGCAGAAAACTTGAAGTCTAAAGTAGCGTCAATAGCTAAATCAACACTCGATTTGATGAGTAGAACTGATCTAATTGAAGACAAACAACAGAAAGTGAGTTCTAAGACTGTAACTACATCAGATGGCACTATCGTTCACGATTTTATAGATAAATCAAACATTAAAGATGTAAAAACGATTGGAACGATTGGCGATTCTGTAGCTAGAGGATCACATGCGAAAACTAATTTCACAGAAATGTTAGGCAAGAAGTTAAAAGCTAAAACGACCAACCTTGCAAGAGGTGGCGCAACAATGGCAACAGTTCCAATAGGTAAAGAAGCGGTAGAAAACAGCATTTATAGACAAGCAGAGCAAATAAGAGGAGACCTAATCATATTACAAGGTACAGATGATGATTGGTTACATGGTTATTGGGCAGGCGTACCGATAGGCACTGATAAAACCGACACTAAAACGTTTTACGGCGCCTTTTGTTCTGCAATTGAAGTTATCAGGAAAAATAATCCAGCTTCAAAAATACTTGTAATGACAGCTACTAGGCAATGCCCTATGAGTGGTACAACGATACGTCGTAAAGATACGGATAAAAACAAACTAGGGTTAACTTTAGAGGATTATGTCAACGCTCAGATATTGGCTTGTAGTGAATTGGATGTACCAGTATATGATGCCTATCATACAGATTATTTTAAGCCATATAATCCAGCGTTCAGAAAATCAAGTATGCCAGACGGATTGCATCCGAACGAGAGGGGTCATGAAGTTATTATGTACGAACTTATTAAAAATTATTACCAGTTTTACGGATAGAAAAGGAGGAAGACATGGATAACAAATTAATTACAGACTTAAGTAGAGTCTTTGACTACAGATATGTAGATGAAAATGAGTATAACTTTAAACTTATTTCAGACATGCTGACGGATTTTAATTTCTCTCTTGAATACCATAGAAATAAAGAGGTATTTGCACATAATGGAGAGCAAATAAAGTATGAGCATTTAAATGTCACAAGTAGCGTCTCTGATTTTTTAACGTATCTAAACGGCCGTTTCAGCAATATGGTACTAGGTCATAACGGCGACGGTATCAACGAAGTAAAAGACGCGCGTGTTGATAATACTGGTTATGATCATAAGACATTGCAAGATCGTTTGTATCATGATTATTCAACACTAGATGCTTTCACTAAAAAGGTTGAGAAAGCTGTAGATGAACACTATAAAGAATATCGAGCGACAGAATACCGATTCGAACCAAAAGAGCAAGAACCGGAATTCATCACAGATTTATCGCCATATACTAACGCAGTAATGCAATCATTTTGGGTAGACCCTAGAACAAAAATTATTTACATGACACAAGCGCGTCCAGGCAATCATTACATGTTATCTAGATTGAAGCCTAACGGACAATTTATTGATAGACTGCTAGTTAAAAATGGCGGACACGGCACACACAACGCCTATAGATATATCGGCAATGAGTTGTGGATTTATTCAGCTGTATTGGACAGTAACAAAAACAACAAGTTTGTACGTTTCCAATATAGAACTGGAGAAATAACTTATGGTAATGAAATGCAAGATGTCATGCCGAATATATTTAACGACAGATATACGTCAGCGATTTATAATCCGGTAGAAAATTTAATGATTTTTAGACGTGAATATAAACCCACTGAAAGACAACTTAAGAATTCGTTGAACTTTGTTGAGGTTAGAAGTGCTGACGATATTGATAAAGGTATAGACAAAGTATTGTATCAAATGGATATACCTATGGAATACACTTCAGATACACAACCTATGCAAGGTATCACTTATGATGCAGGTATCTTATATTGGTATACAGGTGATTCGAATACAGCCAACCCTAACTACTTACAAGGTTTCGATATAAAAACAAAAGAATTGTTATTTAAACGACGTATCGATATTGGCGGTGTGAATAATAACTTTAAAGGAGACTTCCAAGAAGCTGAGGGTCTAGATATGTATTACGATCTAGAAACAGGACGCAAAGCGCTTTTAATAGGGGTAACTATTGGACCTGGTAACAACAGACATCACTCAATTTATTCCATCGGCCAAAGAGGTGTTAACCAATTCTTAAAAAACATTGCACCTCAAGTATCGATGACTGATTCAGGCGGACGTGTTAAACCGTTACCAATACAGAACCCAGCATATCTAAGTGATATTACGGAAGTTGGTCATTACTATATCTATACGCAAGACACACAAAATGCGTTAGATTTCCCGTTACCGAAAGCGTTTAGAGATGCAGGTTGGTTCTTTGATGTACTGCCTGGACACTATAATGGTGCTCTAAGACAAGTACTTACCAGAAACAGCACAGGTAGAAATATGCTTAAATTCGAACGTGTCATTGACATTTTCAATAAGAAAAACAACGGAGCATGGAATTTCTGTCCGCAAAACGCCGGTTATTGGGAACATATCCCTAAGAGTATTACAAAATTATCAGATTTAAAAATCGTTGGTTTAGATTTCTATATCACTACTGAAGAATCAAACCGATTTACTGATTTTCCTAAAGACTTTAAAGGTATTGCAGGTTGGATATTAGAAGTAAAATCGAATACACCAGGTAACACAACACAAGTATTAAGACGTAATAACTTCCCGTCTGCACATCAATTTTTAGTTAGAAACTTTGGTACTGGTGGCGTTGGTAAATGGAGTTTATTCGAGGGAAAGGTGGTTGAATAATGGTAGTAGATAATTTTTCGAAAGATGATAACTTAATCGAGTTACAAACAACATCACAATATAATCCAATTATTGACACAAACATCAGTTTCTATGAATCAGATAGAGGAACTGGTGTTTTAAATTTTGCAGTAACTAAGAATAACAGACCGTTATCTATAAGTTCTGAACATGTTAAAACATCTATCGTGTTAAAAACCGATGATTATAACGTAGATAGAGGCGCTTATATTACAGACGAATTAACGATAGTAGACGCAATTAATGGGCGTTTGCAGTATGTGATACCGAATGAATTTTTAAAACATTCAGGCAAGGTGCATGCTCAGGCATTCTTTACACAAAACGGGAGTAATAATGTTGTTGTTGAACGTCAATTTAGCTTCAATATTGAAAATGATTTAGTTAGTGGGTTTGATGGTATAACAAAGCTTGTTTATATCAAATCTATTCAAGATACTATCGAAGCTGTCGGTAAAGACTTTAACCAATTAAAGCAAAATATGGCTGATACACAAACGTTAATAGCAAAAGTGAATGATAGTGCGACAAAAGGCATTCAACAAATCGAAATCAAGCAAAACGAAGCTATACAAGCTATTACTGCGACGCAAACTAGTGCAACACAAGCTGTTACAGCTGAAGTCGATAAAATAGTTGAAAAAGAGCAAGCGATTTTTGAACGTGTTAACGAAGTTGAACAACAAATCAATGGCGCTGACCTTGTTAAAGGTAATTCAACAACAAATTGGCAAAAGTCTAAACTTACAGATGATTACGGTAAAGCAATTGAATCGTCTGAGCAGTCCATAGATAGCGTTTTAAGCGCAGTTAACACATCTAGGATTATTCATATTACTAATGCAACAGATGCGCCAGAAAAGACGGATATAGGCACGTTAGAGAAGCCTGGACAAGATGGTGTTGATGACGGTTCTTCGTTCGATGAATCAACTTATACATCAAGCAAATCTGGTGTGTTAGTTGTTTATGTTGTTGATAATAATACTGCTCGTGCAACATGGTACCCAGACGATTCAAACGATGAGTACACAAAATACAAAATCTACGGCACATGGTACCCATTTTATAAAAAGAATGATGGAAACTTAACTAAGCAATTTGTTGAAGAAACGTCTAACAACGCTTTAAATCAAGCTAAGCAGTATGTAGATGATAAATTCGGAACAACGAGCTGGCAACAACATAAGATGACAGAGGCGAATGGTCAATCAATTCAAGTTAACTTAAATAATGCGCAAGGCGATTTGGGATATTTAACTGCTGGTAATTACTATGCAACAAGAGTGCCGGATTTACCAGGTAGCGTTGAAAGTTATGAGGGTTATTTATCGGTATTCGTTAAAGATGATACAAACAAGCTATTTAACTTCACACCTTATAACTCTAAAAAGATTTACACACGATCAATCACAAACGGCAGACTTGAGCGACAGTGGACAGTTCCTAATGAACATAAATCAACGGTATTGTTCGACGGTGGCGCAAATGGTGTAGGTACAACAATCAATCTAACTGAACCGTACACAAACTATTCTATTTTGTTGGTAAGTGGAACTTATCCAGGTGGCGTTATTGAGGGATTCGGACTAACCGCATTACCTAACGCGATTCAATTGAGTAAAGCGAATGTAGTTGACTCAGACGGCAACGGTGGCGGTATTTATGAGTGCTTACTATCCAAAACAAGTAGCACTACTTTAAGAATAGATAACGATGTGTACTTTGATTTAGGTAAAACATCAGGTTCTGGAGCGAATGCCAACAAAGTTACTATAACTAAAATTATGGGGTGGAAATAATGAAAATCACAGTAAACGATAAAAACGAAGTTATCGGATTCGTTAATACTGGCGGTTTACGCAATAGTTTAGATGTAGATGATAACAATGTGCCTATTAAATTTAAAGAAGAGTTCGAACCTAGAAAGTTTGTTTTCACTAACGGCGAAATTAAATACAATAGCAATTTCGAAAAAGAAGACGTACCGAATGCATCAAACCAACAAAGTGCGTCAGATTTAAGTGATGAGGAACTTCGCGGAATGGTTGCGAGTATGCAAATGCAGGTGGCACAAGTAAACGTATTAACAATGGAATTAGCTCAACAAAACGCTATGTTAACACAACAGTTGACTGAACTGAAAACTAACAAAACAAGTACTGAGGGGGACGTTTAAATAATGAAGATGATTTATCCAACTTTTAAAGACATTAAAACTTTTTATGTTTGGGGTTACTATAAAAACGAGCAAATTAAGTGGTACGTAGACAAGGGTTTAATCGATAAAGAAGAATACGCTTTAATCACTGGAGAAAAATATCCAGAAACAAAAGATGAAAAGTCACAGGTGTAATGCTTGTGGCTTTTTAATTTGAATAAAGTGGGTGGCATAATGTTTGGATTTACCAAACGACATGAACAAGATTGGCGTTTAACGCGATTAGAAGAAAATGATAAGACTATGTTTGAAAAATTCGACAGAATAGAAGATAGTCTTAGAGCGCAAGAAAAGATTTATGACAAATTAGATAGAAATTTTGAAGAATTAAAGCGCGACAAGGTAGAAGATGAAAAGAATAAAGAAAAGAATGCCAAGAATATTAGAGACATAAAAATGTGGATTCTCGGTTTGATAGGGACTATCTTCAGTACGATTGTCATAGCTTTACTAAGAACTATTTTTGGTATTTAAAGGAGGTGATTACCATGCTTAAAGGGATTTTAGGATATAGCTTCTGGGCGTGCTTCTGGTTTGGTAAATGTAAATAACAGTTAAGAGTCAGTGCTTCGGCACTGGCTTTTTATTTTGATTGAAATGAGGTGCATACATGGGATTACCTAATCCAAAGACTCGAAAACCTACAGCTAGTGAAGTAGTAGAGTGGGCGTTGTATATTGCTAAAAAGAAAATAGCTATTGATGTACCTGGTTCTGGAATGGGGGCGCAATGTTGGGACTTGCCTAATTACTTGCTTGATAAATATTGGGGGTTTAGAACATGGGGAAATGCTGATGCTATGGCTCAGAAATCTAATTATAGAGGTAGAGATTTCAAGATAATTAGAAATACAAAAGACTTTGTACCACAACCAGGCGACTGGGGTGTTTGGACTGGTGGTTGGGCAGGTCATGTGAACATTGTAGTAGGGCCATGCACAAAAGACTATTGGTATGGTGTGGATCAAAACTGGTATACAAATAATGCAACAGGAAGTCCGCCGTATAAAATCAAACACTCTTATCATGATGGACCAGGTGGAGGAGTTAAATATTTTGTTAGACCACCATATCATCCGGAGAAATCTACGCCGGCACCTAAACCCGAAGACGACAGTGATAATAACGAAAAAAATAATAAAAAAGTTCCGATTTGGAAAGATGTAACAACTATAAAGTACACAATTTCTAGCCAAGAAGTTAATTATCCAGAATATATTTATCACTTTATAGTAGAGGGTAATCGACGACTCGAAAAACCTAAAGGGATAATGATTAGAAACGCTCAAACAATGAGCTCGGTAGAAAGTTTATATAACAGTAGAAAGAAATATAAGCAAGATGTAGAATATCCACACTTTTATGTTGATAGACATAATATTTGGGCTCCTAGAAGAGCCGTATTTGAAGTTCCTAATGAAGCTGATTATATAGTTATAGACGTATGTGAAGATTATAGTGCGAGTAAAAACGAATTTATTTTTAACGAGATTCACGCAATGGTTGTAGCTGTAGATATGATGGCCAAATATGAGATACCTCTAAGTATTGAAAATTTAAAAGTAGACGACAGCATTTGGCGTTCGATGTTGGAACATGTTAATTGGAATATGATTGACAACGGTGTTCCCCCTAAAGATAAATACGAAGCATTAGAAAAGACATTACTTAATATATTTAAAAACAGAGAAAAATTATTAAATTCTATAACTAAACCAACAGTAACAAAATCTAGAATAAAAGTTATGGTAGATAATAAAAACGCTGATATAGCGAATGTAAGAGACTCATCACCAACAGCTAATAATGGCTCGGCATCTAAACAACCGCAGATCATAACAGAAACGAGTCCTTATACATTCAAACAAGCACTGGATAAACAAATGGCAAGAGGTAACCCGAAAAAATCTAATGCTTGGGGTTGGGCTAACGCTACACGAGCTCAAACGAGCTCGGCAATGAATGTTAAACGAATATGGGAAAGTAACACACAATGCTACCAAATGCTTAATTTAGGCAAGTATCAAGGTGTTTCAGTTAGCGCACTTAATAAGATACTTAAAGGTAAGGGAACATTGAATAATCAAGGTAAAGCGTTCGCAGAAGCTTGTAAAAAACACAACATTAATGAAATTTATTTAATCGCGCATGCTTTCTTAGAAAGTGGATATGGAACAAGCAACTTCGCTAACGGAAAAGATGGGGTATACAACTACTTCGGCATCGGCGCTTACGACAACAATCCTAACTACGCAATGACGTTTGCTAGGAATAAAGGTTGGACATCTCCAGCAAAAGCAATCATGGGCGGTGCTAGCTTCGTAAGAAAGGATTACATCAATAAAGGTCAAAACACGTTGTACCGAATTAGATGGAATCCTAAGAATCCAGCTACCCACCAATACGCTACTGCTATAGAGTGGTGCCAACATCAAGCAAGTACAATCGCTAAGTTATATAAACAAATCGGCTTAAAAGGTATCTACTTCACAAGGGATAAATATAAATAAAGAGGTGTATAAATGTACAAAATAAAAGATGTTGAAACGAGAATAAAAAATGATGGTGTTGACTTAGGTGACGTTGGCTGTCGATTTTACACTGAAGATGAAAATACAGCATCTATAAGAATAGGTATCAATGACAAACAAGGTCGTATCGATCTAAAAGCACATGGCTTAACACCTAGATTACATTTGTTTATGGAAGATGGCTCTATATTCAAAAATGAGCCCCTGATTATCGACGATGTTGTAAAAGGGTTCCTTACCTACAAGATACCTAAAAAGGTTATCAAACACGCTGGTTATGTTCGCTGTAAGCTGTTTTTAGAGAAAGAAGAAGAAAAAATACATGTCGCAAACTTTTCTTTCAATATCATTGATAGTGGTATTGAATCTGCTGTAGCAAAAGAAATCGATGTTAAATTGGTAGATGATGCTATTACGAGAATCTTAAAAGATAACGCGACAGATTTATTGAGCAAAGACTTTAAAGAGAAAATAGATAAAGATGTTATTTCTTACATCGAAAAGAATGAAAGTAGATTTAAAGGTGCGAAAGGTGATAAAGGCGAACCGGGACAACCTGGTGCGAAAGGTGATACAGGTAAAAAGGGAGAACAAGGCACACCCGGTAAAAACGGTACTGTAGTATCAATCAATCCTGACACTAAAATGTGGCAAATTGATGGTAAAGATACAGATATCAAAGCAGAACCTGAGTTATTGGACAAAATCAATATCGCAAATGTTGAAGGGTTAGAAAATAAATTGCAAGAAGTTGAAAAAATCAAAGATACAACTCTCAACGACTCTAAAACGTATACGGATACAAAAATTGCTGAACTAGTTGATAGCGCGCCTGAATCTATGAACACATTAAGAGAATTAGCAGAAGCAATACAAAACAACTCTATTTCAGAAAGTGTATTGCAACAGATTGGCTCAAAAGTTAGTACAGAAGATTTTGAGGGATTCAAGCAATCATTAAACAGTTTGTATGCAGATAAAAATCATAGTCATACAATCAAACAGATTGAAGGATTAGAAAATACTTTATCAAAAAAATCAGACATAAATCACAGTCATGATGAACGTTATCTTTTATCATCAAATGCTTTTACAAAAGAGGAAGCAGATAAACTTTATCAACCTATCGGTTCTTCGCAGCCGTCACTGAATATTTGGACAGGCAGTGAAACAGAATATAATTATTTGTATCAAAAAGACCCTAATACACTTTACTTAATTAAGGGGTGATTTTATGGAAGGTAATTTTAAAAATGTAAAGAAGCTTATTTACGAAGGCGAAGAATATACAAAAGTATATGCTGGAAATATCCAAGTATGGAAAAAGCCTTCATCTTTTGTAATAAAACCCTTACCTAAAAATAAATATCCGGATAGCATAGAAGAATCAACAGCAAAATGGACAATAAACGGAGTTGAACCTAATAAAAGTTATCAGGTGACAATAGAAAATGTACGTAGCGGTATAATGAGGGTTTCGCAAACTAATTTAGGTTCAAGTGATTTAGGAATATCAGGAGTCAATAGCGGAGTTGCAAGTAAAAATATCAACTTTAGTAATCCTTCAGGGATGTTGTATGTCACTATAAGTGATGTTTATTCAGGATCTCCAACATTGACCATTGAATAATTTTAAACGACTAATTTTTTAGTCGTTTTTTATTTTGGAAAAAAGGAGCAAACAAATGGATGCAAAAGTAATAACAAGATACATCGTATTGATCTTAGCATTAGTAAATCAATTCTTAGCGAACAAAGGTATTAGCCCGATTCCAGTAGACGATGAAACTATATCATCAATAATACTTACTGTAGTCGCTTTATATACAACGTATAAAGACAATCCAACATCTCAAGAAGGTAAATGGGCAAATCAAAAATTAAAGAAATATAAAGCTGAAAATAAGTATAGAAAAGCAACAGGGCAAGCGCCAATTAAAGAAGTAATGACACCTACGAATATGAACGACACAAATGATTTAGGGTAGGTGATGATTTATGTTAATGACAAAAAACCAAGCAGAAAAATGGTTTGATAATTCATTAGGAAAGCAGTTCAATCCTGATTTGTTTTTTGGATTTCAATGTTACGATTACGCAAATATGTTTTTTATGTTGGCAACAGGCGAAAGGTTACAAGGTTTATACGCTTATAATATTCCATTTGATAATAAAGCAAGGATTGAAAAATACGGGCAAATAATTAAAAACTATGATAGCTTTTTACCGCAAAAGTTGGATATTGTCGTTTTCCCGTCAAAGTATGGTGGCGGAGCTGGGCACGTTGAAATTGTTGAGAGCGCAAATTTAAACACTTTTACATCGTTTGGCCAAAATTGGAATGGTAAAGGTTGGACAAATGGCGTTGCGCAACCTGGTTGGGGTCCTGAAACTGTTACAAGACATGTTCATTACTACGACGACCCAATGTATTTTATTAGATTAAATTTCCCTGACAAAGTAAGTGTTGGGAATAAAGCTAAAAGCGTTATTAAGCAAGCAACTGCCAAAAAGCAAGCAGTAATTAAACCTAAAAAAATTATGCTTGTAGCCGGTCATGGTTATAACGATCCTGGAGCAGTAGGAAACGGAACAAACGAACGCGATTTTATCCGTAAATATATAACGCCTAATATCGCTAAGTATTTAAGACATGCAGGTCACGAAGTTGCATTATATGGTGGCTCAAGTCAATCACAAGATATGTATCAAGATACTGCTTACGGTGTTAATGTAGGAAATAATAAAGATTATGGATTATATTGGGTTAAATCACAGGGGTATGACATTGTTCTAGAGATTCATTTAGACGCAGCAGGAGAAAATGCAAGTGGTGGGCATGTTATTATCTCAAGTCAATTCAATGCGGATACTATTGATAAAAGTATACAAGATGTTATTAAAAATAACTTAGGACAAATAAGAGGTGTAACACCTCGTAATGATTTACTGAACGTTAATGTATCAGCAGAAATAAATATCAATTATCGTTTATCTGAATTAGGTTTTATTACTAATAAAAAAGATATGGATTGGATTAAGAAGAATTATGACTTGTATTCTAAATTAATAGCTGGTGCGATTCATGGTAAGCCTATAGGTGGTTTGGTAGCTGGTAATGTTAAAACATCAGCTAAAAACCAAAAAAATCCACCAGTGCCAGCAGGTTATACACTTGATAAGAATAATGTGCCTTATAAAAAAGAGACTGGTAATTACACAGTTGCCAATGTTAAAGGTAATAACGTAAGGGACGGCTATTCAACTAATTCAAGAATTACAGGTGTATTACCTAATAACGCAACAATCAAATATGACGGCGCATATTGCATCAATGGCTATAGATGGATTACTTATATTGCTAATAGTGGACAACGTCGTTATATAGCGACAGGAGAGGTAGACAAGGCAGGTAATAGAATAAGTAGTTTTGGTAAGTTTAGCACGATTTAGTATTTACTTAGAATAAAAATTTTGCTACATTAATTATAGGGAATCTTACAGTTATTAAATAACTATTTGGATGGATGTTAATATTCCTATACACTTTTTAACATTACTCTCAAGATTTAAATGTGCGTAACTGGCAGGTACTTCGGTACTTGCCTATTTTTTTTATGTTATAGCTAGCCTTCGGGCTAGTTTTTTGTTATGATGTGTTACACATGCATCAACTATTTACATCTATCCTTGTTCACCCAAGCATGTCACTGGGTGTTTTTTCTTACGATAGAGAGCATAGTTTTCATACTACTCCCCGTAGTATATATGACTTTAGCATTCCCGTATAACAGTTTACGGAGTGCTTTTTATGTTATACTTACTTTTATATAGTAGGAGTGAATTGTATAGCCCGGCAGAGGCCATATATCTGACTGTTGGTCCCGCAGGAGACTTCTTCCTTGCCATCACTCATATACATATATCTTGACAACATAGAGTCGTTACAGTCTCTACACCACCCATACTAGTTACTGGGTGGTTGTTTTTTTGTTCGCCATTATGTTCTGTCTACTAAACTCAGATTATTTTATATATTATTTATATAGACGTTGATGTAGGAGGAGAAAATATGGAGATAAATAAGGACATATTAAACAAGACAATTAGTGAATTCTCAAAAGGACGTAAAGATTTACTTATATCTGAATATACACAAATTATTGATAACGATGAAATAAAAGAATTGCAAATGAAAGAAATAGAAAATGTAATTGAATATGCACTTGATAAAGATTTTGACAAATTGTTAACTTCATTTAGAAATACAGAATATGACCAAAGTTATAAATATAGCGCTTTATTTAAAATTATAAATAAAGATGTCGGAGAATTATTAAGTGTTTTAGAAGAAAAGCGCAATTTAAAAATTAACGAAAATGACTATTTTGGGCATTATAATAGTGAAAAAAGATACTTTATTTTGAATTTTTTTAGAAGAGGTACAACTTTAGTGGGTAATGAAGCTATCACTAAAGAAAGAATACAAAGTGCAATTATAGTTTTGCACGAAGTGGATAAAGAATTATATTTTGAGATATCTGTAGATAGCATCCAGAATTATTATAGAAAAGATAGTACAAATTATTATTTGTCCATAATTGATAGAATTGTTAATTGGATATCACAAAAGCTCTTAATTACTTGTCAACCAGTTAATTTGAACTTTACTATTGATAAAATGAGGAAAAATCAAGAATCTGATTTTTTAGTTAGTGCACAATTAATGAATACAAATAATGGTGCGAAGGCTACGTTGGATTCGGCTAGCTCTACTACTATCATATTGCCTATTTTAGGTGAACTAAAAGAATTAATAGCAACAAATAAAAATTTGTTTAAAAACTCTGAAGAAGGGCTTGAAAAAATTAACGACTTCATTATAGAGTTAGAAGAAGAGTCTGACTTGCCTTGGGTTTCCTTGATTAATAAAACAAAAAAATATCAATCAAGTTTTTATTTGAAAGTTATACCGGTAAAGATTATACTTTGTTAAACTACTATTATCACGAAAAGAAAAGGGAGGGTATGGATTATGTTACAAGAAAATTATTGTCGGAATACAATCAGGTCAATATTGCAAAAAACAAATCTGAAGAAACCTCTCTCTCGGGAATTTGAACAAAGTTTGATTAAAAATTTAAAACCGGGAAATAGAATTTATCCAGGAGTATACAACAGAAGATTTAATATAAGTATTAAAGAGATAGTTTTAATTATGAACGCGTTCATCGATAAAGATATTATTAATCTAAGGTTTCAAATTCAGATCGATGATGATTTAAAGCCTGAGATGTATACTTTAAAAACATTACCGCATTTTTATTATGATGACGAAAATGATATTGACATTGAACTAGATGAAAGAAATTATATACCTGTATACGAGGTTGTAAGATGACAAATGAAAAATTTGAAATTTTTAAAGAAGTATTAAAGCACACAGATAAATCAACAATAGAAGAACAGTATTTATTTTCAGAAGAGGATTATAAAAGGTTTGATTTGTATATAAAGAAATTAGAAAAAGATGATTTTAAAAACGCTAAAGAAAAAGGGGAATATTTTGAAGAATTTATTATTTTCATTTTAACATGTTCTAACATATTTGAATGTACTAAAAATATACGTACAAATACAAACGAAATAGATATTAGAGCTGAGTTCAGTCCTCCAGCTAAAGATATTGCTAAATATTATGATATAAAAGATACTAGCCCGATTTATTTTGAATGTAAGAACTATAGGACAAGCAAAATTAACGTTACTTATGTTGGTAAGTTTTTTTCTCTTTTATCAACAACGAATAAAAATCTTGGAGTGATGGTATCTCCTCAAGGTATTACTGGAACGCCTAAAGAATGGACAGACGGATATGGTTTATGTAAAAAAATTAGACTTAAATATAATATAAATATAATATCTATAAGTTATGAAGATTTATTTAAACTTAAAGAGAAAAGTATGTTTCAAATTATAAATGAAAAATTAACTTTTTTAGCGGAAGATTTTGATATAACTCAACATATAACTCAACACCCTTTAGAAGATGAATTTAAAAAATATGAAAAAATTTATTAAAACCAACAAAACCACACCACCTATTAATTTAGGAGTGTGGTTATTTTAATATGTGAAGCTAAAATAACTACAAATGATACCATTTTTGATACCAAAAAATAATAACCTCAAAATTTCGAGAGAAATAACTTCATTTTAAATCGCATTAAATCAATGTTTCTATAAAAATAAGTCCTTAAAAATTAGTTTTTTCAATCGAAATGGAAGGTAGTATTGGATAGCTTTAAACCGCGTTGTTAAGCCATTCTTGACTTCCGAAAATGGCTATTGATACCATTTTGATACTGAATATAACAAAAAGCCACATTACTGTGGCTTTTTTTGTTTTATAACTAAATCGGATTGATAGATAAGCTTTGTACTTATTTATATCAGTTCGATTTTTTGATTGGTGTAAAAAATAATCATTGATGGTGGATAAAGCGACAACACAAATACAACATGATTGTGGCATTAGAGTGCTGGTCTTTATTAAATTAATTGAAAGCTACATCAAATATTCTTTAGATAATTCGATATTAGTTCGATTAAGATTCGTTGTATAAGTGAGTTAAAATAAGAAAACTATTAATAATATTAAGTTCACTACAGATGTTGCTAATGGACCATAAGTTTTAAAGACATCTTCACTTTTATAACCAACAATCGCATCTAAAAATTGAACTAAGATCATTGCAATGGATATAGTTATCAAAAATATAGCACTATGAATGACTAAAGAAAAAATAGCTAATAAAAATAAAGGTAAGCTTCGACTAAGTGCATAATATGCATTTATATTATGGCTAGATGCACATGCTTGAATTGAATAACCTAAACTTACACTGGCACTGATTATTGTAAATATTGCTAAAACAAAATACATGTTAATCCTTCTTTCTATATTTGGATATAAACAAGTACTTGTCTAAAGTTATTTAAAAGATAATTAGAATAAATTTATGAGAAACTGGTTGTTATCATTATAATGGTTTCAAATGATTATAACTATGTCATAAACTGAATTTGTTGAAATTTTTCATTATGCAAATTTATTAATAACAAACAGCTCGAACTATAGCATCATTTTACTAATGAATGCATTAAAGTAACTATGACTAAAAATGCATATTAATTATCATTATTAAGACTATTATATATAATGAATTTTAACTGGTTTATTAAACGAGAACGTCGGGAATTAAGTAACTACAATAAAAATAAGATATGACAATAAGGAGACTACACGCGTGATCATTGCCATAATTATATTGATATTTATTTCGTTTTTCTTTTCAGGAAGCGAGACGGCATTAACGGCTGCCAATAAAACAAAATTTAAAACTGAAGCTGACAAAGGTGATAAAAAAGCAAAAGGCATTGTAAAGTTACTTGAAAAACCAAGTGAGTTTATTACAACGATTCTAATTGGGAATAATGTCGCGAATATTTTATTACCAACACTTGTTACAATTATGGCTTTACGTTGGGGGATTAGCGTTGGTATTGCATCAGCTGTTTTAACAGTTGTTATCATTTTGATCTCCGAAGTGATTCCCAAGTCTGTCGCTGCAACATTTCCAGATAAAATAACAAGGCTTGTATATCCAATTATTAATATTTGTGTCATTGTGTTCCGTCCTATCACATTACTTTTAAATAAGTTGACGGACAGTATTAATCGAAGTTTATCTAAGGGCCAACCTCAAGAACATCAATTTTCAAAAGAAGAATTTAAAACAATGTTAGCAATTGCTGGACATGAAGGTGCTTTAAATGAAATTGAGACGAGTAGGTTGGAAGGTGTCATTAATTTTGAAAATTTAAAAGTAAAAGATGTAGATACAACACCTAGAATTAATGTGACGGCATTTGCTTCAAATGCGACATACGAAGAAGTTTATGAAACGGTTATGAATAAGCCATACACTAGATATCCAGTGTACGAGGGAGATATTGATAACATTATTGGGGTGTTTCATTCTAAATATCTGTTGGCTTGGAGTAATAAAAAAGAAAATCAAATTACAAACTATTCAGCTAAGCCATTATTTGTGAATGAACACAATAAAGCTGAATGGGTATTACGTAAGATGACTATTTCTAGAAAACATTTAGCAATTGTGTTGGACGAATTTGGTGGTACTGAAGCGATAGTGTCACATGAAGACTTAATTGAAGAATTATTAGGTATGGAAATTGAAGATGAGATGGATAAAAAGGAAAAAGAAAAACTTTCTCAACAGCAAATTCAATTTCAACAACGGAAAAATCGCAACGTATCTATATAA